TAAAGTTTTACCAGAGCCTACAGTAATATTAGCGGCATCTATCGTACCACCGTTAATGTCTGCTGTATCAGCTACAAGGCTGTCAATGTTTGCAGTGCCATCAATAAATAAGTTTCTCCACTGCTGTGTAGAACTACCAAGGTCATATGTATCGTCATCATCAGGAATAATGTTAGAGTCTACGTCAGCACCAAACACAACATTGTCAGTAGCCGCATCACCCATAGTGATTGTGCCGCCATTGAATGTAGTTGTACCTGTTACTGTTAAGTTACCACCAACTCCTAAGTTACCAGAGATATCTGCGTTGCCGTTCATATCAATAGTTGTAGCGGCAATTTGGATTTCGGTATCGGCTACTATATCGAGTTGTCCATCAGTGCTAGAGTTAATATAAATTGCAGTGTCTCTGAACTGTACTTTTTCTGTTGTTGTAAGTAGTATGTCATCTGAGAACTTAAAGTAATCCTCATCTTCCATCCACGTTAAAACACCATCATTACTTGTGGCGTTAAAAGTTATTGCAATATCGTTGTTGGTGTTAGTACCAAATACTAAAGCGTTACTAAATAAATTAGAAAGCGGTCCACCATCACCTGCGGTAGAACCGTCATGGGTGTGTCCTGTTGCTACGTCAAAAGCGTTTACTAATTGGTTAAATTCGTTATTAAAAAGTGCCGCTGTAATTGTATCTCCATCACTAAACGAACTCTGTCTTACATAAGTAGCCATTGATTATATCTCCTATTGTCTTCCTGATGGTCTATAGTTTACATATAAACCGTTAATTGCATATGGTGCAGTAGTGTCTGCACTAAATATTTTGAAAAAATTACTATGTCCACTACCTGTCAAACCTTGCCTTACAAGAGGCTGTTCGGTTGCTCCAAACTTTTGTGCATTAAATAATGCTGTTCCAAAAATAGCTGGTTCTGGTATTTCTGTTAGTACTACGTCAGAGGGTTGTGGGGTATCTAAACTGTCGTAGTCAAATCTAACTCTTAATGTTGGTTGGCAATCTCCTTCTGGAGTAAAAGCAATCTTAGTGTAGTCTAGAGTTTTTAGAGTTCCTAAGTCACCATAATCGTAATCTGGTGATTGGTATTCTGCTTCAATGTTTGCACCGTTAAAACTATTTCCTAAGTTATGATTAAATATTTTACCATCTCTATCACCGTGGTAAACTCTTTCTAATCCTGAACTATCAAATCCAGATGTAATAGCAGGTGCTTGAATACCTAATGTTTCGGACCACTCAAATCCTTGTGGTCTAAGTGTTCCTATAATACCTTTTGATGTTGCACTTGTATCTGATGATGTACTATAGAACATTCTGTATTGTGACTTATCTCTAAGCACAACACTACTAAATTGTAATGTGTTGGCGGCATTAGCAATATCATTAACTAAAGGCTGTATAGCCTGACTAATTGTGCCTAACTCAACGTCACCAATTCTTGATGTACCTGCAACTGTTCTGAATCCATCGGGTGCTAAGAATATAAGGTCACCAGCAATCTCTTGGATTGTTTGACCGTCTAAGCAACCTACGTTTTTAGTAACAGGAACTACAGCCGTTGTAGCCGCAGTATTTATATTTTGTAATTTAAATATTGAGTTTCTACAGAAGATAAATAGTTCGTTACGGAAACTCTTAAGACCTACTACCTTATCTTCTAATGTTACACTACCTGAACCTGTACTAGTAAAGCTATCTATGTCATTAGTGCCGCTATAATAAATAGTGTTAGGTGTGGCTGGGTCTCCTGCAACAACTAAATGTTGGTCATGTATTGTACAGAACTTAGCTTTTGTAGAGCCGTCAATAGTTATTTGACTTACAAAATATGTTCTAGCATTTAAGTTAGCAGAAGTTCCAGTCATTTTAAATAAGAAAGGTTTGTTTAAACCACTCTTATCTGTTATAACTACTTCACCATATTGTGATGTTCCTTCAAAGATTGCAAACTCACACTGGTCTATTGAACTTAAAGCTAGTTCACTTCTTCCTGTAAACGCACTATAGTTATCACCACTAGAGGCAACACTTGCCTTGTTTACTTGTAGCCAAGCATCTTCTCCGTCTTGACTAAAAAATATATCATCACCTACAACAGCTAGTACGCCATCTGCGTATACTAACAATCCTTCTACATCATTAGCAGAATTAGGTAAGGTATCTCCAAATAAACTAAATCCATTTATTCTACGATACCCACCCTCTGGTGACACTTCAAAGTTTCTTAACTTAGTAGCAACTCCTGGGGTCTGTAGTAACGCTAAAGAGTTAGTAGACTTATTAAGTCCACCTCCTAACGGTACGGAAAAGGGTTGAGAACCTGCCATTTAGAAGTAAGTCCTATCGTCTGACATATAAGTAGGTGTAGGATTAATCAAATTAGATTTCATAGTCCTCATATTCTTTTTATACTCGTCAAGTGCAAAGGAAGCTTGCTGTAAATTCTCTTTAAATTGATGCACGTAATATCTTGTTCGTGCTGTGATTACGTTACTATATTGTTCTGGCATAGTAATCGAATCGTTGTATGCAGATAAAGTTGTAGGCTTTGTAAAAGCATAAAAGTGTACGTTATAAACTTTATCGGGTATTGGACTTAAGCCAAACTTTCTGTGGTCTGGACTTTTAATAACGTATCGTGGTTCGCCATGTGAGGCATCAGAACCATTTGCATCGTCTGCATTTTCACTATCCCTGTAATATTGTTTCCAGTCAGACAGTGTTAAAAATTTTAAACCTTTAGAAACGTAAGGAGTAGTTTCTCCACTCACGTTTATTGTTGTTAGATAAAAATCATCCCAGTCTACTGATGCGTAATCAGTTTTAATATCAGAACTACCCGTCTTTAAAGTAAACCATCGAGTTCCTGCTGTCGTTGCAACAGTGACGTTTCCATAAAAAGGGTCTGTTCCTCCACTAGCTCCTGCTGAGAAAAAGGGTAGCTGTGGTTCGGCATTTGCTATATCAAATATAGATTTATTAATAGCATCCTTTACGAACGCTTGAATACCTGTAGCACTAGCAAAAGTTCCAGAAGTTAGGACAACTTCGTTAAGTTCTCTTAATACTTCGTTACTTAAATCTAAATATGTAGTAGCCATTTATTATTCCTAAAAAAGTGGAGAGGTCCGTGAAGACCCCTCCGAGTTTGACTAATTAGTCAATTAAGTAGAATGCACTACATAGGGCATCATCTCTAAGTACTTTCGCACCATAGACATGTAGACCACGCACAATATCACCAAACGATGTTGGGTCTCTCAACACTTCAGTTGAAAGAATTGTGTTTGCAGTAGCAGTAGAACTCATGTGTCCAGCCATAACCTTACCAGTAGCATTTGATGTGCCAGCAATGTTATTAGACTTGTACATGTCGAATCCACGTAGTTTTCCACTTGATACTAAACCGTTTCTGATTGAACCTTGACCTGCGTTAAAGTCAACAGAAAGCATTTTAGAGCCAGATTGTGACAACTCTTCATAGAATGAAGGAGGTGCAACAAACCAACGACCTTCTTCAGGTACGTTCTGGTCATCTAATAGTCTAGCCATTCTAGCCATTAGGTCAATAGCATCTACACCAGTTCCGTCTGAACCAAGTAGGTCTACAGAGTTAGTTGCGTGAGCCATAGTAGCATCAGCAGTAGCACTGTCAGAACCAATAATATGGTCAGGGGATGAAGCAGAACAACCAGAGAACATAGTAGCTAGTACAGCCGCATCGTATGCATCTTTAAGAGCATAAGCCGCAGAGCTTGAAGCTACTTCTTTGAAGTTCACATGTGACATGTTGCTTTCGATATCATCTACGATGAATTTAAAAGCTTTAGCACTGTCAACAACCAAAGAAATTTCTTGGTCGGTTAGTTTTGTGTCAGTAGTGTCAGAACCACGAGTGTAGTCTGATACTGAAATGACGGGTTCTTTGATAATCTTTACAGAGTCTCCGAAAGAGGAAATTTCACCAGCGTAATCTGTGTTGGTGATAGCTTCTACAACCGAGGCTTTTCTGAAAAAGTTTAAAACCTTTTTAGAGTAAACCGAAGGTAGGAAGAAACTATTAGTTTGTCCACTTACGGAGTTTGCAAAGTTAGCATTTGTATCTGTTGAGGGTTCAAAAAATTGAGCCATGATACTTCTCCTTTAAGTTAATTATAGTTTATTTCGAGATTCTGCCTTCTTGCATAGCATCTGATATTTCCTTTTCGTATTTATCAAATTCTGCCATACTCATAGACGCAATCTCCCTTTCTGACCAAATCTTTTCTGAGGTAGGAGTTACACTAGTTGTTTTAGTGGAAACCATATCTGCCGCAGATTGTCTGGTCGGTTTTTTAGAAGATGGCTTATCCTTTGGAACATCAATACCAATATCTTTTTTAAACAAATCAAGAGCACGTGAAGCTAGGTCGGCATCGTCATTGTTGTCATATATCCACGCTTGGATAGATGAGTGCTGTTCTTTTGCCCAACCATGAAAGTCATCACTGTTTCTGATATCTTCAAAATCAGGATGTCTATCCATTAACCTTTTCTCTGCATCTTGTCGTATTAAATCGTTTTCACGTTCTTGGAGTTTACTAAGGCGTTCTTCTAGAACTTTTGCTTTAGATTCGCTTTGCATGTGAGCAACGGTTTCTACAACTTCATACACATCAGGATAGTCTGTCTTAAACTTCTCAAGTTCTTCTGGGGATTTAGGTGCTCTATACTCAGGTTGTTTAACTTGTGTTAGTAACTCTTCTTCCCTAGACTTAAATTCATTAAGCTTGCTATCGTAATGCTTTTTTAAATCATCATAGCGTTTCTTGTAGTCTGGCTTCTTGTAAGGGGCTTCCTTCTTTGATTCCAGTTCCTCTCTATTAACACTTCCTTCATTACCGATTTCAGTTACGTCATCGCTTTTAAAAAGTTTATTTTGAGGCTCTTCAAAATACATACTATTAGACGATACAAAAGGTTTATCATCACTGTTGTGCCAATCTTTTTTTGCATTATAAGGGTTTGGCGTTTGTTCTTTTTGGACTGTATTAGTCATCTTCTTCTCCTAATCAGGGCTTCGTTCACAAGGTAGCTCTATGTCGACTAGAGGGCTTGTATGTAAAGGTCGCCTTTCGGGTTTTTAAAATGATAGAGTGCCTATAAATAGGGTGGCTCTATCGCTGTCTTAATCTTGGATTAGATGATAACATACCCTTACGGATTTCGTTATCTACTATATCTTCCTCAACGGGTTGCCCTAATGGGTCAACATCTCGTCTTTGGTCAACTAGCATTCCACCAATATTAAGATTCTGTCTTTCATCTACTTTAGCTTCAGCATCTTTCATCATAGACATCAAAGTGTCTTCTCCGATTTCTTCTACAGCTTTAGCAGTAAAGACAAATTCACCGTCAGATAACCTTGCAGGTATACTGTCGGAGACTCCTGTTCCTGGTCCTTCTACAGAACCAGAGCCAGCAAATTCTTGTGCTACTCCCACTACTTTATCAAAGAGTGTTTGTAGTTCGTTATCTTGTTCTAGTTTTGACATAAGCATATCTTGTTCTTCTTCAGACAATGCTTCGTCTAATATAAAATCTGTATGGTCTTCTTCCATATCTTCATCACCTACTAACTCAGGTTGAGCAGGAATAATAGCTATACCGACATCACCACCCATGTCATAGTTGTCTCTGTCGTCTGTTAGCATTCCTTTCTTTTTACTATACATTTTCTTCTCTCCTAGTTAGTGCTTCTTTAACCTGTAGGTCCAACTGCTCTAGGCGTACCAGAGAACTCATTTTCCCCTGCAAGCGGAACATTTCCTGTTCCGATGTTGCCACCACCAGTGCCTGTAGGTCCAAGGTCTTGAGATTGTTGAGGTGCTCCTTGAAGTCCTCCCATTGGGGACTGTTGACTATTGGGTTGAGCTTCTTCGCCATTTGTTTGTCCAGCATTTTGCATTCCTATAATTTGTGCCATCACAGCCGCTTCTTCAGGGTCGTTGAGTATCTCATCAGGGTCTAAGTCTAAGCTGTAGGCTAATTCACTAATCAATTTAGAAATCTTAACAAATGGTGCAACAGCAGGATTCTGAGCAGTTTGTAAGAACATTGTCAATCTTTGACTTCTTACTTCTTTCTGCATCAAGCTATTAGTACCAGTAGCCTTAACTTCTAAATCACCTTTGACATCCAACTCGTCCTCTAGAAATTGCATGTTCCACTGGAAGTAGGCTTCTCCTAGTGGTTTCAATAAAAAGTCATCAAGGTTCTTGATAACTGTTTTAATATTTAAACTAGATGCTCCAAGTAACATAGACATACCAGAGGCAGTCCTTGTCATACTTTGAACACCTGTCTGTCCGTGAGAGTAACTAGGTATTCCAGTTTGCTCATCTGCAAGTTGCCTGAACTTGTCGAACATCATTAAGTTTTCTTGTGATGTATTAGGAAACTTTAAGCCATGTATAGCTTGCCCAGGCATTCCTGCTTGTCTGCGGAATATCTTTCCTGGATATATTTCCATTGATTGCCCACCAACTAAAGCAGACTCATCTACATCAAAGACTAACGACCCAGACATTGCTAGGTTGTCAATAGCCATTCGTGCATGACCATTCATAATCTGTTGAGAATCATCCATGTTCTCTGCTACACCAATACCAAAGAAGTTGTATGGGTTTCTTTCGTATGGGAAAGCGTGGTAAGGTAATCTATAAGGAGTAAACGGATTTAACACTGCTCTTAGTAAGTAATGTCCACATGTCCATATGTTTACTTGTACTTCGTCTAGGTCATCAACACTGTCGGGTAAGTCAATTCCTACTTCTCTGGCGTATTCTGCATCCATCATTCCCCAGTATTCTAGAATCTCAAAGCTACTATTTACATCTTCGCTTCGTGAATCGTCTTTTAACTGGCTTTCAAAATCTTTTTCTACGTAGTTAGCACCCATCTGGATAGCGTTACGTATTGCATCATCATCAAAGTAAGGCATGTTACGTAGTTGTCTAACTTGACTACGGTTCATTTTGTGTCTATGGATTACATATTCACACTCTTCCATATTAGTAGCGTTAGGGTCTGGATAGAAATCCCAGCAACTAACAAACTCAATACGTGGTACTCTTACTTCTAGTGGGTTATATTCTCTGTTACCTTCCCCATCAGTATCCCACTTGTGTAACTTCTTATTAAAGTTAAACGGTCCTTTTACAATACCTGTACCTAGTAAAGCCGACTCTAATAAAGCATTCCTCATTTCAGAATTACCATTAGACTCTTCTATCTGGTCATGTATAAGCTTCTCCATACGCCTAGCGGCTCTTTGTGCTGGAGATAACTCTAAAGCTTGGGGGTCAGGACTAGCTCCGTCTGTAAGGATTCCTGCGTCCTCTGCTTGGTCTTCTAAGCTGTCCTCAAATATTCCATTTAAGTAAGTAGCCCCTGCTCTTAATACTTTACCGTCACCCTCATAACCCACATCGTATGGATTATCTTTAAGGTTTCCAATATTGTCAGGTAACTCTTCTTCATCTTGTCTAGGTGTTGTTTCTAAATTAGGTGTAGGACTAGCTGTATTTAAATGAGAGTAGTCTGTTTCGCCTTCAGGTATCTTAGTTTCCGAAATTCCTATCGGAAATTTCCCTGTACCAAAGATAACATCTACTAGTTGACCAAAAGCCGCAAGGACTTTTGTTTTTGTAATCTTAACAAATACTCTAGACTTCTCAGACTCTCTGAACTTAACATTTTTAGCGTAAAGCCCTCTATAGTTCTCGTAAGCTTTTAGCCAACGAGTCTCATCTGTTTGTCTTGCATCTTCTGCAATCGCAAATCTATCTTTGATAGTTCCTATAAGGTTTCTTTGTTGGTCTTCCTCAAGTGTAAGTTGGACTCCAGATTCACCTTCTACTTCTTCGTAGATACTATTAGCGTTTAAAAATGTATTTTCGTTTTCTGCCATGTCTTAATAACCAAAGGTTGAATCAGAAGGACTAAATACATCTGATTTTATTCTTAACATCCTATCTTGAGGATGGTCCATTCTTGGTCTACTCATAACCAAGTACCTTAACGCATCGTATGCGTGGTCAGC